TGCGCCTATACTTTTAACAGATCCATCAGATAAAACAATCACATCTGTTTTATATAATCCCGGTGTCTTAACAAGTCCATCTGATAGAGTAATTGTATCTGCTTCACTTAATCCAAACGCCTTAATCGGAGTATCTGATAAAGTTATCGAATCAGATTCCGGCTTTCCTACCTTTTTAACAAGTCCATCTGAAAGAGTAATTGAATCAGATAATGATTTTGTTAATGCACTTCCCGCAAACTCATCATCAAACTCAATATAATCAGCAGACGCAACCCACCCTTTCTGGGTGATTAATATCGACCCATCGGGAAGTCTGACAATATTGAGATTTGTTCCTAATACTTCTTCAGCCATAATTTATCCTAACTGCACTTTCGGCAGCCAAATACTTTGTCCAAAGTTACTCCAATTATCAGGTGTGTACGGATTATCTGTAATAGCAAAATTTGCGATCATTATATTTGCCACATTTGTTTCAGAGGCATCATCAGCAGTAAAAAACATAGTGGCATCCAAAGTCGGTGCAACATCAACACCTGTTTGCAAAATACTACTTGCTCCTCCCAGACCATCAACTTCAATTTCTAAATAAGTACTTGCTTTCCAACGACATACAACGGGATGCCACTTTATATCATCAGCGGGAAATGCAGTTGTCATTCTAACAGAATCAGTATTATATAGAAAAACAATATCATTATCCGAATCGTCCCACCAAATTTTAAAAGCAGCATCAGCGTAAAAGAAGGTGCAATCACCAGCTAAAGCTGCGTTTGGAGCAAACCAGAAGCAAAGCATTCCTTCAGCAGCAGATATATTTCCTGCGGTTGCTGCTGAAGCGTATTCAGGATTTGCATCCGATTGATCATTTCTAAATGCTTTATCCCCACTTGGAGCATCTTGTGTATAATCACCATTACTGGTTATATCCGTACCTATTGGAGTTACATCTGCACCATTCCATAAAAAATTTACATCCTCATCAGCCACGGCAACTTCAACTTCCCCATTGCCAACCCAAGGGCCACCGCCAAATGGGATAATACAACCATCAAATAACTTTATTTCTTCCGCGTAGAACGCACCATAATATGACAGGCCAGCTATATGGAAAACAGTAGGCTTTCCGGCCCAATCTTCCGCGATTGTCGGTGTGATAAAAATTGCATCATTGATCGCAAGGTAGCCAAATTTTTTAGCCACATTAATGCCAAATTTAATTGTATGCCATTGTTGTAAATTTGTATTAGATTTATAATAACTGCCAGTATGACAGGCCGCTGCAATACTATAGGAATTGCCACCAAAATACAGACCAAGAGTCCATGCTTGCTGTGCGGATGTAAAATAAAGCGTAATGAAATCATTGACACCATAAGAAAAGTAAAAATAGGATTCACTACCCGGAGTAATGGTATGATTTGGTTTTACTTTCATCATTATCGTGAAATTGCTTTCATCAAAAGTTGCATGAGCCAGAATTGATGACCAATTAATATATTCATCCGTACCATTAAAAAGAAAAGATTTTCCACGAACAGCATCCGAATTTGTTACTTCATCACAAGTTGCATTTACCAATTCACCATCATAAGCTCCTAAAACATCATCAACGACTGTATCGACATCTATATCATCACATTTTAAATAACCAAGAAGCGGGTCAGTTCCCGGTGAAGCCCCATAAAGCAAAGGCCAATCAGGGACAACAATAGCAGGACAATTTTCAGCTTGTCCAAAGGTAATCTTCCCTGCATTACTACTATGATCGATATGCCTTGCTGCATCTGTGGCTTGACCATCAGCATCGGTAATAATATCTGGAATATTCTGATCAGTAATTGCCGTACCAGTATTTATTGTTGCTGCTGTATCATTTTTGTATTGAATTCCTAAAACAAGACGGTCAGCCGAATCATAAAGTAGTGCAGCCCCAACGCGTTCTTCGGTGTCAACAATAACCATATTTGCTATTGTATGTGTACCAGCACTTATTGTTGTTGCTGTGGTGTATCTGGAAAATACACCTACTGCCGCACTCCAAATGTATTCGTCAAATGTTGCACCAACTTCTGTGTGTTCAAGATTTATTACTTGAAGATTAACCTCATCAGAAGTTAATCCAATATAATCACCCGTTTTTATCCCAACACTTCCACCATTGCCAGAATTCTTTTCCGCTGCACCATCCTCATATATATAATCTTCATTAGTATTTGCTCCAAATTCAAGTCGAAACAGACCACCACTTGAAACAAGAGTTATAGTATCTGAAGTTACCCAAGTACTTTGCCAAGTATAACGGTCTGAATAAATAGTCCAAATGACCTGATAAGAAGTGGAATTGGCCATTACTGTTGGCCCTGTCTCATACAAATTTCCTGTGACTCTTATAACCACCCTTGTTGAATTATTCTCAAGGATTTCCAAGACTCTATTCGAATCAATATCAAATTCAAAATAACCAGCAGAAGTACGCAAAGATCCTGTTTCTAAATTACATAAAACCGTTGATCCATTCAACATATAAATCTTTGATGAAACTGCTCCTTGAGCAATACGCAATATATAACCATCACAAGTAACATTGACATATGTGCTTTGTTCATCAATAGACAGATAAGGATCAATTATCAGGCTATCCTTGACACCTTTTGGTTCAAAGATGATTTCATAAATCGGATGTTTCTCTTCATCAAAGCCAATAAAGTTTTCTTCAATATTACCTTTGTAATCAGAATAATCCAATATGGTATCAAACTCATTATAAATAGTAACAACCATCCGCCCACGGATTACATAACCGGGTTTCTCCAAATAGAAGGTGAGTTTATTCTTTCGCTCAGTTTTAGGATCGCCACCGATAAATTCAGAATTAATTTTAAAGCCAGTCATTTCAGCTGAAACTTTATCAGTCAAAACATCTTTTGTGATTGTTGATTTCAAGCCGTCAAGTTCTTTGGTAACAGCCAGTGTTTTGGTATCAACCGTTTCCAAATATAATTTCATAACCGCTGCAAGTTTATTATTATAAAACAACTTGCAACAATCATTATAAATATGTAAATCCTGTAAGCCTTCATTCTCAGCACGTTTGCGGTAGCTTATGCCTTCTTTGAATTGGATCTCTTGGCATGAAAGTGTATATGGATATTTGGTTTCGAGTACTTCACCCTTTTCGTCATAGGTTATCTCAGGGCGTGTTTCATCCGGGAGATAAAACAGGTGCGGAGTCTTTACACTATTTATTTCTTTGAGATTCATTATTACCTCACAACCAGACTTGATCTTCTATACAAATCCAATTTGCTTTTGGCTTCTGGTGGAGGATTCTTCGGGTCAACAACTCTGGTCGAATAAATAGCTGCTGCCCACAATTTTATTCCGTCCCTTATTATTTCAGGAACGTCTGAAGAAACCGTTCCATACCCTGCTTTATAGCGAATTCCAAAACCGCTATAATCCCTTGAAGTATTTTCCGGTTCACTCACAGACTGTTTTATTATTAACTTCCCCGGTTGTGCAGAAGGAATACAATAATAACTCGAAGAACTATACTCCGTCTCAGCATCATCTTCGTCCAAAGTAAATACTTTTGTAATCGAAATCAATGGTGGCCTTGGAAGATCTATTACATCACCGGGCCAAAAGTCCATAAGGGCTTTTATTGTCTGCTCTATAAATGCCCTTCCAGTATATTCCTCCGCTGCCATTCTTGCAGACACAATAAAGCCGGTAAGCAAATCATCTTCCGCAGAAGTAGTTATCCTTGAGAATGTTTTTAATTCCGCAAGAGAAACGGGTTCTGTCTCCGGCCCCGTTTCTACTACCCAATTCATATTCCCATCTTTGGGGAGACGTTTACCAATTAAACTACTTGACTGCCCAAAAGGATTATAATCTGACATTTCTATGATCCTTTATTTTTTAATTGCTTCACGGATCTCATTAACTTCACTTTCCGTCAAACCCGAAGAAGACGTACTTGTAAAAATACCAAGCCCCTTTGCTACTTTAACAATTTTTTTGGATGACCTTCCAAGTTCTTCAGCCAATTGAAAAACTCGCATGAATGCCCTTCCGGATTTATTATCTTTGTCTTCTTTTTCGTCATCATCATCGGAGTCATCATCGCTCTGATCATCATCATCTTTTTCATCATCGCCGCCGGTCAAAAGATCAGAAACAACATCATCTTCCGTTTTATCTTCTTCAGAACTTTTGTTATCAGGAGCGTTTCCCATCGCTGCATTTTTTGGAGCAGACGAAACTGCTTTTTCTTCAATCACAAATTCGGCAACACCCATTCCAACAAACGTTTTTGCCAACTTATCAACAACATGATATTTTATACCGGCAGCAAATTTCGTAACATGGCTACCATCCTGACTTCCCGGAGTTGACTTCTTCATCAAAATTTCAATAGTCATTTTTTATTTCTCCTTATTGATTATCACCGTTTATAAAATTCTCCTTCTTGAAAACGATAAAGTTTATTCTACAACATTTCCTTTTGTTGCAACAATCGCCCAAATATTATCGGCAATAGCCAGAAGATGAACCATACAATCACTGGCAAGCGAAGTGTGCATTTCAAATCCACTAATATCGGCACCAACAGAACCAAGAATGAGACAACCGGAATGCGAAAAATCAATTTGAGTACTTGCATTTGTAAACGTTCCTATTGAATCACCATGAAGATAAAGAAAAACCTCACGACCAGCAGATACAGAAGTCAACCAGAATGAAGCACTTTGCGTTGTATCCGACCCATAAAATCTCACATGGCGAACGTTCTTGGGCAGATTGGAAACCGCAAGATCAATAGCAGCCGGCTCAGGTTCAATTACTACCGTCCCGGCAAATTCACTTGCCAATATTCTTCGTGCATCATCAACAGCTAAATCGGCTCCGGCCAATCCGAGAACGGCACAACTAATCATGCTCAAAGCAGCGCCACTTTCAAGAGTAATTTCTCCACCGCTTGCAGCGATAAACTTATCACCACCCGTTCGAGAACCACCCTCAAAATACACTTTTGTAGTGTAAGTTTCATCAGGCATAATAATTTCCTCCCCTTAACAATTTTAAAAATATTTAATATTAACTATATTTAATTCTGCTTTCTTTTACTCCTGTTTGACGTATCCCATCTGCCCAACAATTGACCAGACATCATCGGCAATCGCTGTCAAATGAACCATCGTACAACTTGCAACTGAAGCGTAAAGCACAAAACTCGCAACCGCATCACCAACAGATCCAAGAATAATACAACCAGAAGTCAAAACAGTAAGGCCAGTTTCATTTGCCGTAAACGCTCCGGTGTGGTCTCCAAGCATCATTAAATACAATTCACGACCAGCAGATACAGAAGTCAACCAGATTGAAGGTTGAGAAGCAGATATCGCTCCAAGAACTTTAACAACTCTTTCATTTCTTGGAACATTACTGATTGCAAGAACACTTTCTGTTGCTAATACCGTTCCCGTTTCGATTAAAGTTGTACCACCAAATTCACTTGCCAATATTCTTCTTGCATCGTCAGCAGCAACATCTGCTCCTGCAAGCCCTAAATTTGCGGAGCTAATCATGCTCAGTACTGCTCCACTTTCAAGAGTAATTTCGCCACCACTTCCTGCGACCATACGCCCGGCACCATTTTCAAGATATACTTTTGTTTGATACGTTTCATCCTGAGCCATATTTAAAATCCTCCCAAAAATACATTAGAATTTTTAGAATAGAAGTGGAGGATTTCTCCCCCACTTCTCTTTTGTTATATTTAACTACAATTAACGATTACGCACCAGCGGTTCCATCGGTCGCCCGTTTGACCATATTGATCGGCCAATCACCTTCCAACCCAAGGACACAGAAGGCAGCAAAACCAACACCGGATACTTCAGCAGCAGCACTTGCAGACAGGTGCATTCTTACCCATCTTCGAGTGCCAATATATCCGGCTCCCCATACATGAGATTCCACATAGCTGAGATAACCAGTAGCAACTGAAACTCCATAAAAATGGAAAGTACCTTCATCCGGTCCAGAGCCACAAGAGGTTCCATCCATACCGGCCATGAATCCCCAAGAAGTATTACCGACATCGGACATTTGCCCTTCAAGCGTTTCATCAAAGAGCATTTGCGATGCCTGACAATTCGACCAGACAACCGTTCCGGCGGCATTGCTTTCTCCATGCTGCATACGGCAGAAGTAACCAGACAAAGCACTTCCGGGCTGAACACCAGAAGCCCAAGTAGACGCCGATGTAATAACATCAAACTTCATAGCATGAAGAAAAGTTACTGTTTCATAACCCTGCCGATCAATGGTTTCCCCATCGATACCGACAAGTCCAGCGGTCATTTGCGGCTGAATCGCCGTGAAAAATTTGAAATTGCTATAACCGTCTCTTACTCCACCCATAAGATTTCCTCCTTATGTTTATAATTAAAATTAAAAAAGATAAAACAATAAAGTTAGTCGTTAAAAGAAATACTACTTAGACAGAAATAACACCCAATTTAATAGCCTGAAAATTGGTCACATCGCCGCCTACACGTTTGCGGGTATAGAACTCCACATACGGTTTGACGGTATAGGGGTCACGTTGCATTGTGATGCCCAAACGGTCAACAATCATGTATGCATCTCGCCAATCGGCAATCGCAACGGACAGCGCACTTGCGGCCACTACAGGCATGGTTGTAGACATACGAACAGGCAATCCCAGAATGGTGCTGGTTTCATCTCGGGAAAGTCCGGGGGACCAGATATATCTTCCCGATCCATCTTTGAGATACATTGCATCGGCAACAGACTGACGATTCATCATCCACGTTCCGCGATTCAAGAACTGTTCAATCAAGGAGTACTTCAGACCAATAAAACCATCAGCAGTCAAAGCAGCGGCAGCACCCATTGCTACCTGTTCTACTTTACCCCATTGATCAACTCCGGCAGTATCATAATCGTCATAGGTCAGAAACCCACGAGGTTTTCCAACGCCATTACCATCAACAAACGCAGCCGCTTCACCACGGAGGAAACGATTGGCAACTTTGTCTGCCAACCAGCTTTCAATATTGATACCGGAATCCTCCAGAAGTGTTTGAGTCGCTCTGGGTTTGGCATACATCACATGAACGGGAATTCTTTTCTTATACAACTGAGGAGTATCCGTTTCCCCTCCAGTTTCCGTTTCGCCTTCCCATCCCCAACCGGCCTCACCATAGTCAACAAGCCATTCAATTGCTCCTGTTGAAATTGACTCCACCGCAGAAATTTGCCGGATAGGATCGGATTCAAACATCCGTGTAATAACCCGGTTGCTCATTACCGGCGTGACCGTATAACCACCATCAGGATCAATACCAACCGAAAGGGCTTTCACCTGATCGGCAGTAGCACGACGTTCATCACTTCGGAGGAAACCCTCAAAGGATTTGATGTATGCCTTATACTCGTCAAGGTTAACCTCCATATCCTTGACACGATTAAAGGTTGCACCTTTTTCTCCTTTGTCTTTTACAACCAGAGCATTGATCATAAACGACTTCGCCGCTTCCATCATTTCAGCAGTTTCTTTTTCATCATCACCGCCAGAGCCACCAGTCCGTTGCATGGCAACTTCAATTTCATCCATGCGTTTGTTAGCCGCTTCTTCAGCAATGGTAGCCGAAGCAATGCTCTTGTCGATTTCATCCTGCCGGGTAGTAATATCACTTGACAGTTTTGAGATCTTCTCCGCAACGGTAGCCTCCAGTTTATCGGTTCCCATACCCTCCTTAACCGAATCAACGACTGCGGCCAGTTCATCATAATTCTTGCGAAGAGCATCGTAGTTTTCCTTGGAATTGTCTCCAAGTTTTTTGATTTCCTTCTGAACAGCCTCGACAACTTCTTTAACATCAACAGGTTCGGCCATGTTAAATCCTCCTTATCTTTTGATTAAAGTAAAAAACATAAAACAAATTTACACGTTAACTTTTTTTAACGCATCCAAAATACCGGACATCCCTTTTGTTTGCCGGAAGACATCAAGATCATCATTGATGCTTTTTAATCCTTCCAACAAAATAGAAACACCTTCCACTCCTTCATCCAATTCTTCTTCGCCACCTGCTGACTCCCTCAGCTTCAGTTGCGGCCCAACAAGAGCAGTAATATATAACGCATCGGATTTAGAAACACCTAACTCCCTCAGGCCTTTCTCAAATTCCCTCGGCGTTTTCGCCTCGTCAAGTGCTTTGACTTGCGTGACGGTTGCTCCCAATTTTGCGGGAAAAGTAACAATACTCAATTCCCATAAGTCTACTTTTGTGAGTGTTCTTATTTTCTTTTCATCATCACGTTCTGATAAAATCGTATCATACCCAATTGACAATCCCATCTTAAAAGTTCCAAGTTGAGAAGACAATTTTAAAATTTCATACACATCACTTCCAAGAGAAGTCTTGAGCGCAAGAGCACCCGTAACCTTTAACCCTTTACCATCTTCAGCCATAGAAGCCCAGACACCGGGGATCTTATCAGACTGATGTTGCCAGAGCATTGCTACTCCGGTTTTGTTTCTTCCACCAGCCAAAAGCGAATCAACAAAAGCTCCTTTAGCAACGAGATCGCCATACGCATCAGGAGTCTTATTAAACAAGGAGCCATGCCCCTTGAAAATTCCATCCTCCTGAATGTCCTCCGCCTTAACTTCTAATGGAACATCCAAAAAATCATCTTTTCCCATAATAATTCCTCCTTGTTATTAACAAAATTTTTATGCCCTATCACCTTCAGGATCTTGGGAAGTATCCTCCATTAATACTATTGGATATGGGCTTCCATCTTTATGAACAAACTCAATTGAATCTAACCAAAGGTTAAAATCTTCTTCTTCTGCTTCTGTCCAATTGTCATATGGATCTTGCATTTTTATTTAACCCCTTTTGGAACATTTTTTAGCCACCATCTATTTTTTAAATCCAAATCAGGGAACCCCAAATTTACTTTTCTTACCTTCTCTTTTTTTATCTTTCCCACAATATCCTTTTTCAAAAGACTGATCTTGCCCGTTTTAGAACCAACAATATATTCAAATTCTTCTTTCCCGCCGAAGACAAAATCAGAAGTACGAATATATGGAGATGTATGATGACTGAATAAAATTTCGTCAATGCCAAATTCTTTTTTTATCACAACTCCATTTCTACCAGCAAATTTCTTCGCTATTGATTCTTCAGATGTCCAACTTGACGCTGGTTTTACTCCAACTTCAACTTCGCCAAATTTTCCGATACCTTTCTTAATATCTTTTGCATAATCTCCAGTTACACCACGATATAAAACAATCTTCTTTTTCGGATATCTCTTCTTCAAATCTAACAATGTTCTTTTAACTTCAGAACCAAATTGATTAACCGCATCTTGTCCATTCTTTATTGCTGCTGCAGACATTGATGAAATATCTTCAAATTTATAAGTAAACAAATTCTTCTTATGATTCTTATATGCAGAAAGATTTTTCAAAAACTTTGCATATACTTTATCTTTTTTTGCCAATTTTACTAATTCTTTATATGATGCCTCACTTCTTTTTACCGTCGAACTAAAAGAGACTCCTGTTAATTTAGACCGCTTCAAATATGCATCTGCATGGGCAGAAATAATTTCTGCCCCTTCTCTTTCTGTTAATGGTGATTTATACATATGCAAATTACTTGTAATTATATCTTGCCCTTTTACTTCTTTGAACTTTGCAAAATTGCCACCTTTCATTTCTTTAACAAGAAGTTTATACTCTTCATCAACAATGTCTGATATTTCTTTAATTTTATATGCATCTTTTCCAAGCCATTCCTTTGGACCGATAACAACCTTTCCATCGAATTGAACCATATTGCCAGTAGACTTTCTCATGAATCCAGTACCACGACAAATATAAATAATATCATCGTCTACCTTTACAAAATAACTACTACTTTCCAAAGAATTTCTTGAAATATCAAATTTATCAGTAATATCTAATATAACTCTTTTAATTGGCCCTTTTACCTTTGCAACGACCCTCTTCGGAACGCCTCCAATATAATCAAAGGTCAAAGGATCTATATAAGAATCCAACGCCATTTTAGGAGTATTCCTTAAAAAACCACTTACCTTTTTAGAAACATTTTTAATTATTTTCGCCTTCTCTTTATCATTTAATTTAACCAATCCATATTTCTTTAACTCCTGAAATGCAATCCTTGTCCCATGATATGTTCTAAAGTCCTTTACGGTATATGCTTTGTTCCCTGCAATCTGGCTCAAATAACTATTTAATTGATTCGCTGAAACATCAGGGAAAAGTTGTTCTCCTATTTTACTTGCCTTCTTTCTTTCCCTTAGAAACTTTGCCAGCACCTTATCTTGTATTTCATAATGAGCCTGTATTCCTTCCTTCGCAGGAAAGTCAAATATAATTCGTTCACCCTTTATTATAACATGCTCATGTTGTAAAGTAGTTAATCCATATGCTTTTACTTTTGCCCTATAATCTGTTGTACTCCCATTTCTTATTGCCGTTCTTTGTTCAATATCAAGAAGGAAACCTCTTGGGTCTGCTTCTTCTATTCCCTTTCTAATTCCTTTGCGAATCTTCGGCATATCTTTACTGAATACTTTTATACGATCAAAATTTTCTCGCTTCCTTAATATTTCAGGACCGGGATTTAATTTATACTGCCAACGTTCTGCTGCATCCTGCCCAATTGCAACATACTTCTTAGGATCTTTTGCAATCACAACATTTTTCCAAGAAGGAGGAATCGCTAATTTTTTAATTCTTTCAAGATCAGCTTCACCAACAACTTCTTCACCTTGATAATAAAACTTTCCTCCCTTTCTTACAATATCTTTACATGGATCAATTCCACCCCTTGCCTTTCTCATGTCATAAATAAAAACGCCTTTTCTTTTTGCCGCTGAAGTCAAACACTTCTGAAGACCACCAATAGATGACATCGGCGCTCCATCAGCAAAATCTTTATTCCCCTGATACGGTTTAATATAATCATCTGTACTTTTTCTCGTATGATATAGGACAACGCAGCGGCAGTTTATAATATTTCCCGGACTCCCACTTGGATCACCCGGAAGTTTTAAGGCTTGACCGGTCATTACAAAATGACCATTCAACAAAGCCCTCTCTTTATTCGGCCCAAGTGGGAAGTCAAGGAAATGTTCATACTTTGCTCCTCTTATTCTTGATCGTGTTCTATTGTCTCTTGAAGAAACCCATTCCTTTTCTAAATCAAGTCTGGTGCTTTCCATACTGGCATCGGTACTCTTAACGGCAGCGGTATGCGTTTCTGTTCTCGCAATTGTCATCGCTCTTTTTGGATTGGTTATTATTCCTGTCTTCCTTATTCGTTTTGCAATTTTAGTATTACTCTCTCCTTTTGCAACACCAACTTTTATTACCTTTGCGATATTATTCTTCGCTGTCTTTTGTAAACCCGATATTTTTTTAGCAGCTTGCGTATCCATCCAACCGTTCATTTCCTTCCAATACTCATCTTTAGCCGACTTCACTTCCGGTATAAAAATATCTTTTGATTCTGCTAAAATGGCCTCAGCCTTGTCTCCAAATATAACAGCCACCCTTTTATAATGATTTTTTAGAACGGCCTCAAGGCGACGTCTGTGGCGGTCTACTGCCACATCTATTCCGTCTCGCATACCCTGTTTAACAAAGGATGCAACATCGAAGTATTGCCGATTCAAAACCGGCCTTATCTCCTTTGCATTTATATTTTCAAGAGTAATCATCATCCGTGTAACCTCTATTCGATAACGGTCTCTTGCTTTTGGATTTGTAATATTAATCATTTTTTATACAACCATGTATAAACATAAACCTTGAAGTAATCCGTAAATAAGTTCGCCGGTTTCCCACCTACGATCAAGAAGTTTAATTTTAAATACTGGTATTCGTTTTGCAAATTCAAATGATAACGGAAATCCAACGCTACAAATCAATATTGAAACCAGAGCAAATATTGAAATCTTAAAACACAAGATTACTGGTAGCCACCAAAACAGACCAATTAGAGCAAGTGAAAAATAAGAGTACCTTAAATAATTTGTTGGAAATATTCTCAAAGCAATCTCACTTGCAAACACTTCTCTTATTCCTTCAATTGGTTTTGGACTAATCACCTGATTTAAAATATATCCAATCCACCAGCCCCAACCACAAGATTGACCAAGAAAATAAAATCCCGCTGCAAGTAATCCAATTATCCAAGAAGGCCAAAGCAAATAAAACAAGATCGCCATTATTCCTACTTTGCCGATCCATGTAAAACCATTTGCTCCCCTCAACCGATTAAGAATTGCGAATAATGGAATTAATAAAATATTCATAATTACTCCTGTCCCGGTCCGGGTCTTCCTTCACGTCTCATTTTGCCCCCACACTTCGGGCATTTAAAAGTGTTACAATGAACTTTAGAAGTCTTCTTATATCCGCAGCTAACACACTCGC